ATTGCACCCGCGCCTACCTTTGGTGCAAACCAGCGTACATCTCCGTTGGCGGTTAATGTATGATCACTTGTACTTAAATCATCAAATGTTTGAGTTCCATCAGTACCGTTAGTTATAAGCAGTTGCGTATCAGAATCATTCGTTAAAACATTCGTAGACGGTGTGAAATCTGCTGTATACCTTGCAATATCTGATATTCGTATTTGTTCTGCATAACCATCCATCCCATAACTTCCAGTGGAGTAGGAACCAATGGTTAAAGCGTCTGCTGCATAACTCTCCGTATCACTTGCGCTATCTCGTTCAACCCCATCAACGAATAGTTTTGTAGTGCCACTACTCCTAGATACAGCCAAGTGAAACCAAGTATATGAGGGAACCGCAATACTAGACGTAAGTTCTGCCGGGCCACCACTATGGTTCCAACTTGGTTTGCCATTACCCTCAACAGCAAATCTCCAATCATCACCGCCACAGTTTATTAGTTCATTATGACCGCCAGTTTTTACATTGAACCAACCCTCAACTGTAAAATCTCCTGTTCCCCATCCCCAATCACTGGATGACGGTACGCCGATATAATCACCACTAGAGTTAGCATGGTATACACTTGCCCCAACCTTCGGCCCAATCAGATGTGCATCACCAGTTGCGGTTACAGCATGAGGCTGTGGCCTTTGGTTGGTTGCGTCACCGTTGGCTGTTATGGTGTGTCTTGGTGTTGTAGTAGAAGAAGTAAATGTATGGACTTGGTAGGTGTCACCGCTATCAACATAACTTGTTATGGTTCCACCAGTAGCCTTTGCTGTCGTAGAGATGTATCTGATAATTACTACCCCGCTCCCACCAGCACCACCAGTACCAGTAACTACCCCATATTGTCCAGCACCACCACCTCCGCCACCGCCTGTATTTGCGGCTCCGGCTGTACCAGCAGTAGTACTATAGACATAACCAATACCACCACCCCCATTTCCGCCAACACTATTGGAACCACCAGAGGTGTGTTTGCCCCCACCACCTCCGCCACCACGAAATGTAGCACTTCCATCTATTGAGCTTGAAAGACCATCTCCACCATCACCCGGCCCAGAAGCGCCTTGGTTGTCTTCCCCTACAGCACCCGCTCCTCCTCCACCACCAGCAGAGTAATTTGCTGCAATATTTCCTGACTCCGGAGACGGTCCTGCATCTCCACCAGCATATCCCTGAGTCGGAGAAGCAGCAGCAGCACCAGCTTGAGACAATCTACCCCCGCCACCTCCTGAACCACCAACAGTCGGACCACCACTCTCAGAGCCACCTGTACCACCACCTATGGCTGTTATGGTAGAAAATACCGAATTAGAACCGTTTGTATTCTGGGCACCGCCAGCACCCACTGTTATAGGGTAGCTTTGGGCAGAAACACTAAGTGCAGCCTCAGCAGAGCCTCCACCACCAGTAGTTTCACCAACTACAGAACAACGATAACCACCGGCGCCACCGCCACCACCTTGTGCGTTTCCACCCCCACCACCAGCAATTACCAAATATTCTACAGTTAAAGACTCTGTTGGTGTAAAGGTTGTTCCAATAGTATCATCCACAAAACTAGCAGCCAACTCAGTAGAGTTATATTTCTGGAAGAATCCATTGGTTCCAAAGGTAACAGAATCTTTTACATCATCGCTGTCTAGGGGTTTCCACTGGTTTGTGCCTGAGTCTGTTTCGGCAAAGGATGATGGAGTTAGGGCTGTGCCGTCTATAAAGTAATACTCAGCTAGGTAGAAATCTGCTCCTGTAGAATTATTATATCTACCGATTTGAAGATCATACGATGCATTATTTATTATTGATTCATAATCTTCAGATGGGTAAGTAGTTGTAGATAAATCTTGCAGAGTACCGTTCACATAAATCTTGCATCTATTTGTATCTGTACCTTGAGTAGTATCAACAGTTACAACTACATGGTACCAACTTGAAGGATCACGGTAAAAAGCAGTTGTCCCAAGAACAGCGCTATTCGATCCGCTATCTCTAGCTTGCCACCTTATATGATCGTCAGTAGTGAAGAATACATTAGACCAATTATTGGCGTCATTGTACGCGGTAAGAAGAATATCTGTGTCGGAATCATCTAATTCCCCTCTCTTTACCCATACACTTAATGTCCAAGTTTTTCTGTTACCGTTTGAAGTTATGTTTCTAGATAAATAACCCACATCTGCAACATTAAACCGCAACGAGTTATCAATCTCATAATCTGAGACTGCACTCGGAATAGCTGAACCGGGGAAAATCGCCATTAGGCATATATCGCAGAGTTAGTCAGCCAGACATCAGTACCATCGCTGAAATAACTCAGCAAGTAGGTTCCTGCTGTAGAGACTGTAGTTGCAAGGTTTGCATCGCCCTTGGAGTTAGCATGAAGAGATATGGTTTCTCCTCCTGAATTTATAAGTTTAATAAATCCCGATTGCCCATTAGCAATGTTGGTGAATGTGATAGTAGTTGATCCTGATGGAGTGGTGATAAAGTTCTGACCACCGTTCATATCGTATGATCCGTCATTATCTGTAACCGCTGTGGCTCTCTGTGAACCTGTCCATGACTGGTCTGCGGATAATACTGCATCACCTACACCCTTTGCATCTATCTGTGTTTGAGCATTAGAAGATAAGCTATTTATGTACTGGAACTCTGTGCTTGTAACACTACCATCAGCTATCTTGGTTGCGTCAATGGCAGCACCAGAAGCTATACTAGCATTGACAACCGCATCAGATGCCAGTTGGTCAGCACCAACAGCGTCATCACCAATCATAGCCTGTTCTACTGCATCATTAGCTATGGTTACCGCGCCTGTATTAGCCATTGTAACATCGCCACTTAGAGCAGCAGCCGTAAATCCAGTGCCATCGCCTATCATAATCTCAGTAGTAGCTAAAGCAAGGTCAGAGGGTACGCCAGAAGAATCAGCATTTCTTACCTTTACTGTGTTTGCTGCCATGTCTGCCAACTTAGCGTTTGTTATTGCACCATCAGCTACAGTAACAGCTTGCCAATCAACACCATTTGTTGCACTACTGTTCGCGGTTAGAACATAAGTGTTAGTGCCTACAGGTAGCCGAGTCTCTGAGTCTACTGTGTTGTAGACAAGAAGATCACCTTTAGTTGTTAGCTTATCATCACCAACTACGTTTACCTTCTGCCATTCTGAAGCAGAGGAAGAATACTTTAAGTATTGGTCATTTGCTGCTGATGTAGAACTTACAGATTCACCCTGTATCTTGGCAACATTCACAACTCCAGCATTTGTCATTGTTGCATCACCAGATAACGCAGCAGCAGTAAACCCTGTGCCATCACCAATCAATATTTCAGTTGATGCTAATGCTACATCTGAAGGAACCCCAGATGAGTTAGCATTCCTAACTTTTACGGTATTGGCTGCCATATCATCTAACTTAGCGTTAGTAACATTAGCGTCAAGTATTTTAGAAGTGATAACCTTACCAGCTCCAATGCTTGTAACGCCAGCATTAGTAAGTGTAACATCACCAGTAATGGCTACAGGATTATAACTGGACCCATCAGCAACCAGCATATAGGCATCTGTATTAGTTGCCATAATTATATCATCACCTGATATAGTAATGTCAGTGCCAACCGTTAAAGACCCAGAAGTTGTTACCGTAGTGAAGGCTCCTGTTGACGCAGAACTCGCTCCAACAGTTGTCCCGTCTATCGTACCTGCATTTATATCAGCGGTAGTTGCCACTAAACTTGTAGTTGTTACTGCTGCTGGGACCGCTCCACCTATCACAGCACCATCTATTGTTCCTGCATTCACATCTACAGAGTTACTTGTCTCTGGGTCTACAGCTAAAGTAATCCAAGCATTGTTAGCTTGGTTCCGTATCTTTAATAAGTTAGCAGAGGTGTCTAACCAAACCAGCCCCATAGATTCAGCAGCCGTACCAGTGATAGTAGGTGCTGATGATTTTGCTATGATGACCTGTACCGCTTGACCTGGGCCTACACCACTAGTAGAGCCGTCTGCATCCGTTCCCATTGGAAACGTCTTTTGCAGAATTTTCTTGATTAATTGCAGATGGTCATCGCCTTCAGATACAGGATCAGAAGATAATGGGTTTGTGCGTACTAATGCGCTTATATAATTACCAGTTTCTAGTGCCATAGTTTACACCTTAATAGTAGCCAGACGTGTTCATAACTCTCATCTCGGAGCCTGAGAACCTATCTTTGTTGTCTTGTTCTTGCAAGTCTGCTATTGCTTGTCTAAATCCCCTCTCCCATAAGGGAACTCTCTCATCATTCATTAAGAATGGTTCTGCCTGTAAGAGAGCGCCATATAGATAAAGATCAGGTGCATTCAGTATTGCCCAGTTTGTTGGAGCAGAGTCAGATAAAGCAGTCAAAGCCTTGTAATAAGTCATACTATACGTATATACACTATCCGGTGTTGGTCCGAATAAAATATTCTCTCCCATTATAGTATAACTGTTGGGCCTTCCATTCACGCTCCCAGCTCTTATTCTATACATTATTTCTGGGGTAATGTAAGATAAAGAAACTATCGGACTTGTCTCTAAATGGATTTCTCTCATCTGCAAGTATCCTGTTGGAAGAGCATCCTCCTTGCTCCCACTAGGGGTGCTATCAGATACTGTAGTTTCCATAGCCCTTATTCGCAATGTCCTGTTGAATATTGCTTCTGCTAATGAGATGAATTCCGGTATTCTAGATGACAGATCATCCCTGTCAAGCCAGTTGGCGACAGCGGTTTGAAGAGTACCGTATGTATTAATCGCCATATCTTATGACTTACGAGAAAAGAAATATATTCTCTGGTTAAGAATAGCGTAATCTGTTTGGGTAAATCCAGGTTGTCCTGGTCTATATAACCACATAACTATATCCTCGTTGGTGTGGTCCTAAAATATTTATTATCAGGATCGTTAAGATACTTCTTCAATAGTTTAGGATCTTTCTGTATTGCACCGTTAGTTTCCTTCATCCACATTTCATACACATTAAATGGGATAGTGGCAACTCTCATACCATGCCTTTGTTTGCCAGGGGTTAGAGGTGAACCATAAGAGTTAGCAGCAGCTTTGGCTTCCTCTATAATCGGTTGGGCATCTTGTACGGTAGTAACTGTTATCGTGCCATCTGGTTCGTCAGCAACATAGGTTGGTCTTAAAGGATCGAATTTCATATCGGCATCGCCCCTCTTTCTTTCATAATATCTTTTGCTTTCTTCATCACATTCTCTGCATGTTTTTCTGGATTAAAATTTCTTTCAGAAGCCTTTTTAGATTTCTTTTTTGAAAGTTTCTTTTCGGTTTCCATATAAGGTTTCTCCCTAAACCATAAAGTAAATATCCATTTTTCCCCCTCTCTGGGGGTAGTACCCATATGCATTGACAATGGGTGAGGTTCATTATCTTCATCAAGGTTACCAAACATAATAACCCTTCCTTGCATAGACTGTATACCAAAGCCTAGATGTGGGAATACTGTAGCAGCATCTGAATCATTTAGACACCCAATTATAGTAACGGGCCTATTACCACATTCCGCTACCCTAGCTTCTAAAGGTAAATCTTCGTTACTAACGTAAGCATCCCAATGAGGCTTGTATTCTTCTCCAGGTCTGTATCTCTGGATACTCATTGTTTCAGCATGGGTTACTGGTAAATGACACATACTAGCCATTGACTTGTAAACTTCATCAATAACTTCATTCTCGCCAAAGTCTACACCTATACCGCTACTCGTTCTTAACTCATCCCTTATATCTTTTCCATTGGATGCGATAAGGTTAGGCACTAAACCAACGCCTTTAGCAAGAGAAATAATGTACTGGCAGAGATCATCTGCCAGCACACTATCCTGTACTACAATCGTAGGTGTATTATTATACACTAACAATGTTACGTAGCTTTACAACTCACGATTGCGCCTGAAGCGCGACCGTTCTTAGCTTCAAGACCGTATTCCGCAAGCATCATCTGCTTCACGTTATCACCAGTCTTTGCAAGATTGAGCGTCTGGAAGGGGCGTAAGTAGTTAATTGACCAGTAGTCCCAATCAATTACATATACAATCCCTATGCTACCCTGATCGCAAAATCTATTTGGAACAAACTTAAATGTACCAAAGTCAGTAACTACAACATCAACAGCGTTGACTGCATGTGCCTGTTTATCACCTTTAGTGACAGTTCTAAGCTCCGCTATGGACGCACCTGCTATTGCAGATAACTTGACTTTTAGATCAGGTTTGCAAAACATAGTATCTGGAGAGCCACCAGCTTCATAGCATCTCTGTACAACGAGATCAATGTGAGCTTGGGTTAGCGTCTTTGTAGGTGTAGTACCAGTCTTAACAGCAGTACCATTAGCATAGTTACTAGCGTCAACGTTCACCAAACCAACGCCTGTACCATCACCAGCATCAATTAGGTTAGAGGTAGCTGTGGTTTTTGCACCCAACCAAGACTGTAGGCAAGCGGTCTTCGGCGCGGTGCTTGCGTTACCCACTACACGAATAGAGTTACCAGTCAACATGAATTCCATGTCTCTCTTGATTTCCTTGGCCCTCTTAGCCATTTGATAGGCTTGCGAACTGCGTCTACCTGCAAAATCAACCGCTTCAGCCGTACCTGTGGTTGCCACAGTTTTGAAGCTAATCTGCGTTTGGTTCTGCGCCATGACTGTCTCCGAAACTGCCAAGGCATCCGGTACATCGCCCTGGAGCTGTTGGTTAGCAGCCTGAGTCGCTAGCTCGTCTGTCTGCCACTCAAACAGAGTGTTATCACATGTGCCACGACCAGCCCCTGACAGGAACGGTGTGTCCATTGGTGATATATTATATATAATATTACTCAAGTCTTCCCTGATGCCTACGGCACTAAAGGTTGATCGAGAGTTCGTTAAAATTGCCATAATAATTTCCTCACATTAGATTTCGACAAAATCTTCAAACAGACCTGCTGCATCTTGGACGCGACCAGTCTCTTGAAGACGTTTCATTTGTTTAGTACGAATGTCTTTATTTTTGTCAGCCTTCTCTTTTTTCGCAGAACTCCTAACTACTTTAGGTTTGTTCTTTACTTTCTTGGCTCTAGCTTTTAACTGTTTGCCTTGCATATCAGCGAACGCTTTGGCTTCCATGAGAACAAGTATAGATCGATGATCTACAAGTTGATTTAACTCTTCCTGGGAATAACCCCTGGATAAAGCAAACTCACCGATAGATTTAGCAATAGCTCTCTGTGTCTCAGGCTCACCCCATTCTGGTAATATTTGTACCATCTTGGCATGTTCTTCCTCTAACACTTTTTGATGCTGTGCTTGCATCTCCCTATTCTGTTGCTCGTACGCCCCTCTCTGTTTAGTCTGAAGATCACGGATTTTATCCTGCACCTCACGATACTCATCTCGTTTGGTTAGGTATTCTTCCCTGTCTTCTACTTTAAGCCTTTCCCAATCAGTATTTTCAAATTGCTTTGCAATACCGTAGTTAGACTCAATAGCTTGGGACATAGCATTAACGTACTCTTGACGCGCTGCTTGAGTTTGGGCAATCTCGTTCTGGAGGTGTTGCGCTCCATTATCTAACTGCTTTCTGTATTCTGCCAGCTCCTGCGTCTTTTTTGTATAATCCGATTGTCTCGAATAACCTCTAACAAGTTCATCTTCGGTGACCTCTACATCTTCTCCGTTTACTCTTACAGTATAGAGAGCGGTTTCTTCGATCTCCTCATCTTCAGCTTCTTCTTCCTCGGATTCTTCAGATTCATCTGTATCATCAGCAGCTTCTTCTTCTTCGGCTTCTTCAGCTTCATCAGTTTCCTCTGCCTCTTCAGGTTCCTCTTGTTCAACGTCTTCCGTAACTTCTTCAGACGGTTTAGCTTTCTCTTCCTCTGGTTTCTCCTGAGAGTCCAATAGTCCAAGTAATGCTTCCTGCGCTGCACCTATGCTACCTGGGTCTTGCGCTAACTCACCAACAATTTGTGGGTCTGCTCGATTGTCCACCATATAAACCTCCTAAATATAAGGGTGTTGCTTTTCAAGAACTTTAGCCATGTGTCCCGTTTCCACGATTGACGTTATATGGCCCTTTATCTTTTCTAGCAGCCTTATGGCTAACCAGATAGATTCTCTCTGATCTGTAT